ACCCCGGCGGCGATCTGTCGTTCCGGGACGGGGACCTGATCTCCGTGAGCACGAAGCGGGAAGCCGCGCACCGCAAGCTGGTGATCGTCCAGCGCCGCGGCGAGGCCGTACCGACGTTCAAGCAGTACCTGATCGAGAACGACGGCTCGGTGTTGCTGCACGCACTGAACCCGAGCTGGCCTAACAAGTATCTTCCGTTCGACGAGCAGTGCCACGTCGTGGGCGTCGTGACCGGACAATGGAGAGAACATTGATGGACTTCGTCTTCTACACTGCGCGCACGCTGCTCGACGCCGGGCTCGGCTTCGGCGCCCTGTTCGCTGTTTCGGCCGCAATGGTGTACTGGCGCGAGCGCCATGTCAGGCGCGACCGCGCTTACTGGAACGGCCACACCTGACGTAACTCCCCGGTTCTGATCGATACCCGCCTTTGCGCGGGTATTTTTTCGTCTTTTATGTACGGTAACGCTTGACATGGGTTCTGCGTCGCCCTACATTACGTGTACGGCGTTGCCAAACACGCCTGACAGGAGACACGGTCATGAGCCAGCTTGCGCAAAACCTCTTTGAGCTTCAACGCCTGAAGGGAAAAGGCGGCGGTGCCTTGACCGAACACCTGTTGCGTGAAGTCGCAGCCGATCTGATCAGCGAAGGCGTTGCAGCCGACGTCGTGGCGATTGACTGATGAACGGCATCTACACGCTGGCGGCTCTGGTTGTTGTGCTGTGGGCCGCGCTTGCACCTTTCTTTAACTAGGAGCCCTACATGTCGCTCGAGCAAATGCTGGCCGAAAACACGGCCGCTATCAAGGAACTGACCGCCGCACTGCTCGCAGGCGGTGTCGTGAAGAACGCGCAGGCCACGGCTGAAGCGCACTCGTCGCCCGCGGTGAAAGCTGTCGTCAAGGCGCAGAAGGAAGCGGACGCAAAAAAGCCGGAAGCGGCGAAGGCTGCGCCTGCGGACGATGCCCCGGCTGCGTCTGGCGAACCGTCTGCACCGACTGGCGAGTCATCTTCGAGCGAGCCGACCGAACTGCAGCCCTGGGCGGAAAAGACGGCGGCCAAGTTCGCTGAACTGAAAGACGCTGCGCCGGATCTCGAAAACGTGCGCAAGGCTGTGCTCGGCATCAACTCGCTGATCGGCCGCGAGCAGGCGACGGCGGTGCTCGGCCGCTTCGGCGTGCAGGCTGTCACGCCCAAAGACAACAAGAAGGGACTCGACGAGTCGCAATACGCCGAGTTCCTCGCGCTTTGCCTGGAAGTGCTGTCGGGCAAGGTCGACGCAACTGCTTCGATGGTGTCGGAATGACTCCCGCCACGGAAGAACGCGCCCACGCGCTGTTCTCGCCCTCGTCGGCCTACACGTGGATTGCCTGCAAGGCGTCCACCGCCGCGCAACTCGGCCAGCCCGACGACAGCAGCGAGTTCGCTGACGACGGCACCGCGAGCCACGAACTGGCGAAGTGGTGTCTCGACAACGGTACCGACGCCGTCGCCTACATGGGTCGTGTCATCAAGGTCGGCGAGCGCGAGTTTGAAGTCGACGACGAGCGCGCCGAGTACGTGCAGATGTATGTCGACGGTGTGCGCGAGCGCATCGAAGCGTACAGGCTCACCGGCGCCACGGTCGAAGTGCTCGTCGAGCAGCGTCTGTCGATCGAGCACATCACCGGCGAGAAGGGCGCGAAGGGCACCAGCGACTGCGTGCTGATCGCCGTGTGGCCCGATGGCCGTGCCGAGATCTGCGTAATCGACCTGAAGTACGGCCGTGGCGTTGAGGTAAGCGCGGTCGAGAACTATCAGGGAATGATCTACGCCGAAGCCGCGCGCAATGAGCACGCCGACTTCTACGACTTCACCAGCGTGCGCATCGTGATCCACCAGCCGCGCGTCAGCGAGAAGCCCAGCGAGTGGGAGATCACGCCGGCCGCTCTGCAGGAGTGGATCGCGCAGACTGCGAAGCCCGCAGCCGAGCAGGGAATGCTGTACGTCGAGTCGGTCGACTTCGTGCCGCTGTCTATGGGCGACTTCAACCCTGGCGAGAAGCAGTGCCGCTTCTGCAAGGCGAAGGCCGTATGCCCGGCACTGGCTGCGCACGTCGAAGCTACGGTCGACGCCGACTTCGAAGTGCTCGCAGGCGCTGCCGATAAGCCCGAACGCGCTGCGGCACTGCTCGATGTCGAGATGTTGGATAACGATCGCCTCGGCACGATCTACACGTCGCTCGACCTGATCGACTCGTGGGCCAAGGCCGTGCGCGGGCGCATCGAGCACGAACTGCTGAACGGCAACGCGGTGCCCGGCGTCAAGCTCGTGCAGGGTCGTCGCGGCGCCCGTCAGTGGTCGAGCACCGAGGAAGCCGAAGCGCTGCTCAAGTCGATGCGGCTCAAGCAGGAGCAGATGTACAACTTCAAGCTGATCAGCCCGACCCAGGCCGACAAGCTGCTCGCCAAGGAATCGCCACGCCGCTGGAAGAAGGTCGAAGCGCTGATCACCCAGCGCGACGGCTCGCCGTCGGTGGCGCCCGAGTCCGACAAACGCCCGGCGCTGGTCATTGCGCCGCCTGCTGACGACTTCGAAGTCGTGACTGCCGACGATGGGGGTGACCTGTGCTAACCGATCGCGAAATCGTTGCCGCGCTCGTGCACAACGGCATGCCGCAGGCACAGGCGCAGCGCCAGCTCAAGGAACGCGACAAGCATATCCGCGACACGGCACTGCGCAGCAAGGCACGCCGCGACCGGATCGCAATCGCGACGTTGAGCGCGCTGCTGATCAAGTCGGCGGATGCCGATGTTAAACCCGCCGACTTTGCGCAAGGTGCTGTAGCGCAGGCCGACGCCCTTATCGCGGAGCTAGACAAATGAACACGATACCCATTTTCAAGCAGCCCCATGTGCTCAGCGCGTTATTGCCGCCCGACGCGCGTTTGTCCCTCGCCCGGGCGGCGCACGAAGCGAAATACACCAAGGATGCGCTCGAGCGTGAAGTGATCGTCGAAACCGCAATCACGCGCATCCGTCTGCAATACCCGTCTTACTTTAGGGACTGAGCATCATGAAAATCAAACTGAACAATGTGCGCGCGTCGTTTGTAAAACTCTTTAAGGCCGAGGCCGTTGGTGATGGCGAAACGAAATACTTCTCGTGCTCGCTGCTGTTCGATGAAAAGCACCCGGCTAAGAAGTTGGTCGAAGACGCAATGCGCACAGTCGCGAAAGAGAAGTGGGGACCGAAAGCAGACCAGATCCTTAAGACCCTGCTCGCCGACCCGTCAAAGATCTGCCTGAAAAACGGCGACTCGAAGGCTGAGTACGACGGCTTCGAAGGCAACTGGTTTGTGAGCGCGTCGCGCCAGGAAAAGAAGGGGCGCCCGCTCGTCATTGACCGCGACAAGTCGCCGCTCGCTGAAGGCGACGGCAAGCCGTACTCCGGCTGTTACGTCAATGCGTCCGTGGAAGTGTGGGCGCAAGACAACAAGTGGGGCAAGAAGCTGAACTGCGAACTGCTCGGCGTCCAGTTCCACTCCGACGGCGACGCCTTCAGCGGTGGCGCGACCGCCGATGCTGACGACTTCGACGAGATCGAAGCCCCGGAAACCGAAGACGACATCGCGTAAGCGCCACCCCGGCGCGGCGCGCCGGTTCTCTTTTCGCAATACCTGGAGCAAGCACCATGTCACGCATCAAAAACAACCTGACAGGCGACGTCTTCGAAGCCCCGGCCCGTGACTTCGCGAACGAAGCCGACTTCACGATCGTCGACTCGTCGACCCCGATTACTGCCGAGCCGCCCGTCGCGGTGAGTGCTGCGGGGGAGTCCGTTACGTCTGCATCGGACCCTGCCGAACCGGCTTCATCTGGCACGACCGACACACCAACCGGTACCCCGTCTTCGGATCTGGCATCGATCCAAACCGACGCGAGCCCGGCGACGACTTCAGCATCGACAGCGGACCCCGCACCCACCGCGGACAGTACGACGGATGGCACCGTACCGTCGGACCAAGGTGAAGCGGGAAACGTCTCCGGGAGCGCTGCGGGAACTGCGGATCGGGCGCTCTCTACAACCACCGCATCAACGGGAAGCGAATCCTCCGATGCTGCGATTGCGGCGAGTGGAACGGCATCTTCGAGTGAAGAAGCGGGAAACGTCGATGCGAGCACGTCGCCCGCTGGTGCTGCTACCGATGCCACTACGGCCGGTGACGTGGGAAACGTTGGCGTGGACGCTGCCCAGCCGGCGGCCAGCGGTCCCGCTGTGCTATCCGGTACCACTGCGGATGTTGCTGCGGCTGACCCCGTCACGCTGAACCCGATCACGCCGCCCGTTACCGATTCGGTGACCGGTAACCCGACTGGCGGCCCGACGCCGGGCAACGGCGCCACGCTCGATGCGCGCGGCAAGCACATCGTGGCCGACCAGCTCGAAAGCGACATGCTGTTCGCAATCGCGCAGATCATCACGCCGACGGACAGTATCAAGCACGCGGCCGATGCGTTCTTCGATCAGGTGCGTTCGCAGATCGACGTCGAAGCCGCAAGCTGAAGCAAGGGACCGGGAACGCGGCGGCCGGCGCCGCAGAGTACACCCGGCCCGGTCCCGCCTTCGGGCGGGGCTCTCAGATGTGCCTGTACCTCAGTCGGAAGAGAGCATCGGGAGCAATCCCGTTAAGCGGTCGCGGGTTCGAGTCCCGCCAGGCACATCTAAGAGTGGGGCGCACGTCTCCAAGTCACGCCCGGCAGCGTGGCACAAAGCTCTGGCTCGCTAACCTGCGTCGCCCGCGGAGAGTCTTCACGGCGCTGGGGTGCGCAAAGGCGGTGCGCTTAATTCATTAGTGCCAAAGCCAGAGCATGCCGGTTTAGTTGTCCTAACAGGAGATCACCATGTTGTGTTACTGGCTTGCACTTATCATCATCGCGCCGATCAGCGGGTGCCTGCTGTTCGTGTTCCTCGCCGATAACCCGACCCCGCTTACCGCTGCGGCCGGCGCAATCGTCGGCATGGTGGCTTCGCTTGCGGCAGTGTTCGCGCTGAACTGATCTGGAGTTTCAAATGACCTATCGAGTACACCGTAAAAACGAAGCCGATCCGATTGTTGATCTCAAATCTTTCGCGGCGGCGGCGAAGTGGTGCGTCGAGCACGCGCCCCGCGTCGGTGGTGACGAGTTCGTGATCGTTCGGTATGAGAAGCGCGGTCGCAACGTGACAACAGAAGTTGAGGCGGCGTTCGAAGTTGAGCGCGAGACTGTGGACGACTTACTGTGATGGAAGCGTGGCGCGACATATCCGGCTTCGAAGGCCGGTATCAGGTGAGTGACCAAGGCCGTGTCCGTAATATGCGCAACGGCTACATCAAAAAGCCGTCGCCCGACAAAGACGGTTACCTGTGCCTCACGCTCTACATTGGCCGCACACCGTATAGCCGAAAGGTACACCGTCTGGTGGCGCAAGCCTTCATACCGAATCCCGCCGATCTGCCCGAAGTGAACCACGAAGACGGCGTGAAGCGGCACAACCACGTCGGCAACCTGGAGTGGTCGACACGCAAGTCGAATAGCGAGCACGCCGCTCGAAACAAGCTCATGGCGAGCGGCGACCGCCACGGCATTGCCAAGTTGCGCGCTGCGGATATCCCCGCGATCCGCTGCGCGCTGGACGAGAACGAACCGATGCGCGCCATCGCTGCGCGCTACGGCGTTTCACCGTCGACGATCTTCGACATCGCGCACGCTAGAACCTGGGTAACAGCATGAAACTGTTTGCTGACACTGAGACGTTCAGCCCGCGCACGCTTAAGAACGGTGTGCATCACTACGCCGAAGAAGTCGAGATCATGATCGTGACGTGGGCCGTTGATGACGGCCCCGTGCATACGTGGGACGCCACGGCGCAGCGCGCAATCCCGGCGCAGCTTGCGCAGGACATCGCCCGCTGCGACGAGTACTGGTTCCACAATCACGGCTTCGACTACACGGCTATCAAGCACGGTCGGCCCGATCTGTTCGCGCTGTTTTCCGAAGACGGTTGGCGTTGCACGATGGCGCAGGCGTACGCGCACTCGTTGCCTGGCGGTCTCGACATGCTGTGTCAGATATTCCAGATCCCGGTCGATCAGGCGAAGCACAAAGACGGTAACGCGTTCATTCAACGCTTCTGCAAATTGCAGCGCGACGGCTCGCGCTCCACGCGCCTGACGCACCCGGTCGAGTGGGCGCGCTTCCTCGCCTACGCTGGCGCCGACATCACTGCGATGCGCGCCATACACGCGAAGATCCCCAAATGGAATTTTCCAAATAATAAAAGGGAACTTGCCTTTTTTAAGCTCGATCGTCTGTTGAACCAGCGCGGCATGCAGATGGACACCGAACTCGCGCGCGGCGCAGTGCGCGCGATCGACCGCGCACAGAAGGGCCACGCCGCACGCACGCAGGAACTGACCGACGGCGAAGTGCAGAAGGCCACGCAGCGCGACAAGCTGCTTAAGCACCTGCTGGCCGAGTACGACATCGGTCTGCCCGACCTGAAAAAGTCGACGCTCGAGCGCCGCATCAACGACCCCGATCTGCCTGACCCGCTGCGCGAACTGCTGGCGATCCGGCTCGAAGCCACGATGACCAGCTCGTCGAAGTACAAGACGCTGTTGCGCGGCGTGTCGAGCGACGGCCGACTGCGCGGGCTCATGCAGTTCTGCGGCGCGAACCGTACCGGCCGCGTCGCGCACCGGCTATTCCAGCCGGGCAACATGCCGCGCCCCGACGTTGGTTTGATCATGCGCGAAATGGGCGTCGCGAAGCTGGCCGACGACACGGCCGAGCGTTACACCGAAATGGGTATCGACGCGCTTAAGGCTGACTGCGCCGACCAGATCTTCGGCAATGTCATGGGCCTGACCGCGAACGTGGTCCGCGGCTCGATCATCGTGCCGGAAGGTAAAAAGCTGGTAGTCGCCGACCTGTCAAACATCGAAGGCCGTAAGGCCGCCTGGCTCACCGGCGAAGAATGGAAGCTGCAGGCGTTCCGTGACTTCGACGCCGGCACGGGCGCCGACCTGTACAAGCTGGCGTATGCGCGATCGTTCGGTGTGAAAGTCGAAGACGTGACCAAAGACCGGCGCCAGCTCGGCAAGGTGCAGGAACTGGCGCTGGCTTACGAAGGCGGCGTCGGCGCATTCGTCACGTTCACGATGACATACAAGATGGAACTGGACGACATTCGCGCGGCGGTGTTCGCGGCGCTGGATCTCGTCGACCCCGAAGTCGTGCGCGAGGCGCGCAACGCGTGGGAGTGGGCAACGAAACAGAAACGCACGCTGGGGCTCGACAAGGATGTGTACATCGCGTGCGACATCCTTAAGCGCGCGTGGCGCAACGCGCACCCGGCCACGTCGAGCTATTGGCCGGAACTGAAAGACGCGGCTATCCAGGCGATCTGCTCGCCCGGCACGACCGTGCGCGCACGCCGCGTGGTGATGCGCCGCGACGGCAACTGGTTGCGCGTGCAGATGCCGAGCGGCCGGCAGTTGTGCTACATCGCGCCGCGCGTCGACGACAGCGGCCAGATCAGTTACATGGGCGTGAATCAGTACACGCGCAAATGGCAGCGCGTGAAGACCTACGGCGGCAAGCTGTTCGAGAACCTGTGTCAGGCGAGCGCGCGCGACGTGCTGTTCGAGAACCTGCCGGCGGTCGAGGCAGCGGGCTACGAAGTCGTGCTCACGATCCACGACGAAGACCTGACAGAAGCGCCTGACACGGACGACTTTAACGCCGAACACCTGTCGTCGCTGATTGCCACGGTGCCTGAGTGGGCCGAGGGTTTGCCCCTGTCTGCGGCCGGGTTCGACGGGTATCGATACCGGAAAGATTAAAAAGCGCTTGTCAGGCGAAACCGAACAGACTAAAGTACGGTTATGCCTGACAAAGAGTGAGACCTGACATGAATACTATTCTTCGCCGCTGGAAGTTGACCCGCGAATTGCGCGCGCTGAAGCGCGAACTCGACTACGTGTTCGCGGTGCGCCGCGAGACGGTGCAGCGTGAGTCCCAACTGCGCCGCAAGGCCGAAGCGGTGAGCCTGGAACTCACGCGCATGGAGATGCGCCGCCATGCTTGAACGCGTCGTCGAGCAGCACTTCGTGAACTGCGCACTGCTGCTCGACGGCGAAGTGCGCAAGCTGGCCTACATCGGCCGGCGCGGCGCGCCTGACCGGTTGCTGATCCTGCCGCACAACCGCGTGTTCTTCGTCGAACTTAAGCGCCCCGGCAAGGATGCCGACGACCACCAGGCGCGTGAGCACAAGCGGCTGCGCCGTGTCGGCGCCGACGTGCGCGTGCTCGACACGCTCGAAGCGGTGGACGCTTTCTTTAATGAGGTTGCACCGTGACAAACAGTCAACGTGAACGCTTGCTGCTGACAGCCGATTCGCTTTCCCGCAGCACGAATACTCTGGACCGTGATGCGTCCGCCGCACTTCGCTCCATTCTCGCCCGCCAGCCTGCCGCTATCGACAAGCAATGCACATGCAAAGGTGTGCTCGGGCACAGTCGCCAGTGCGCGATGTTCGATGAGTCGATGATGAGCATGAGTATTGGCGCCCCGCTCGACAAGGAATCAGGCAAGCCTGCCGCGCCGGTCGGTTGGCGATTTAACGTGGGGTCGTCAGACGATCGTATCTGGCTGACAGTCACTACGCCGCACGGCGCGACAGCATCGTTGAGTTGCGCGGACAGGAATGGCAGCGGGCGCACCATCCAAGGTCAGGTGCTGATGGCGTTGAAAGAAGCGCTAGATGCCCCTGCCGCGCCATCGGTCGAGCAGGACGAGAGCGGGGCGTTTGAGGCGTGGGCAAAGAAACAAGGCTACCGCTTCAACGAAGGCGACTTGCGGAATGCTAAATCATGGGCGCTAGCTGCGTGGATGGCCCGCGCGGCAGCACAGCAGGCCGAACCTTCCACCGGCATCTGTTTTTTCTGCGGTGAGCCCATCAACGGAGAGCATGAAAGCGATTGCCCACAAGCGGCCCACGCCGCATCAACTTCCGCCAATGTGGCGCAGGGTTCTCTGACTGACGAACAGAAATCGGCCGTCACACAAGCGGCTGACGTGATGGGCGCTAATGGATTCCATTGGGTCGAGGAAACATTGCGGCAAATCGTATCCGCCAATGTGGCGCAGGGTGCGAAGCCGTGAACACCGAATCGCTTGAACTGATCCTGAACGCCGACCGCTTTGTGCTGATCGTTCGCATCGGGCTCGGCTGCGCTATCCTCGGCCTTGCGGCATGGGGTCACCACGTGGGGTTACTATGAATGCCCGACTCATGTCCGACGAAGACCTGGTGCGCGTCACCGGCAAGCGCCGCTACACCAAGCAGGCCGAGTGGTTCGCGGCGCAGTTCGGTGTCAGTGTCACGCGTGCCGCCGACGGCAAGCTCGTGATGACGTGGGTGCAGTTCGACGCGCTGCTCGCAAAGAAGAACGGCACGGCCGGCGCTGCCGCCTCACATTCTGTTGAACTCTGCTACGACTGAGGCCGCCATGCTGGTGACGATTTCTTATCTGCTCGTCGTCCTGGTGTCGATCGACACGCCGGCCGCTATGCATACGATGTCATCGCAACCCGCTTGCGAGGAAGCAGCTAAACGTATCTCATCTGAGCAACTTAACGGCTTTGGCGCACACCCGAAAGCGTTCTGCGTCAGAGACTACTTACAAAAATGAGCCCCCGCAAAAAAGCTAAATACCCGCGCGTGTACGAGAAACACGGCGCGTGGTACTGGTCGGAGCCGATATCCGGTAAATGGATTCGGCTCTGTTCGCTTGAGGAAAGCGAGACGGTTCTAGTCACGCGGCTCGCCGCCGAGCGCGCGAAGGTCGAGCGGCCCGAAGGCACCGGCGACATGCGCCCGCTGATCGACGAGTACGTGCGCAAGCACAAGGCCGAGCACCGCGAGAAGGCGTGGCCGTCGTACGGCGTCTACGCAGGCAAGGGCTTTCGTAACGTGAACGTGACCGACGTGAAGCCGTCGCACATTTCGAACTGGCTCAAGATCAAGTACGCCGGCAAGCTGCCGATGCAGCGCGTGATGCGCGCGTTCCTGTCGGGGTTCTTCCAGTGGTGCGTCGCAGAGAACAAGCGTGACACGAACCCCTGCAAGGAAGTGAAGCTGAAAAAGCCGAAGGTGCGGCAGACGTATATCACCGACGAGCACTTCGCCGCGATCCGCGCGGCCATGCTCGAAACGACATACGAGCGCGCCGGCAAGACGGTCACCGCCGAAGTGCCCACCGGCCCGATGATGCAATGCATGGTCGATCTATGCTATCTGACCGCGCAGCGCTCGACCGAGATCCGCAACCTGAAGTGGTCGGACATCGACCGCAAGGCCGGGGTGATCCACTTCGTGCCGAGCAAAACGGAAGACAGCAGCGGCGTGCGTGTCGACTTCAGGATCACGCCCGAGATTGAAGCCGTGCTCGCGCGCGTGCAGACGATCGACGGGCGGCCCAGCATCGGCGACTTGCCGGTGATCCACACGCAGCAGGGTAAGCCGTACGCGGCGAACACGGTACTGAAGGCGTGGAAGGTTGCGGCCGAACGCGCGAAGCTGGCCGAGCTGGGGTACACGATCAAAGATATCCGCGCGAAGGCGCTGACCGACGGCGTGCGCGACGGCTACAGCATCGAAGCGCTGCAGGTTGCCGGCGCGCACACCACGAAAGAAATGACAGAAGACTACATCAAGCAGCGTAACGTGCCGGTTGCTGACGTTCGGCTGCGCATACCCAGGAGCGCGTGAAATGTGGATTAAAACAGAAGACCAATTGCCACCGGATGAAACCCCGGTGCTGATCGTGCGGAACGGTGTGCCGGCGATCGGTGAACTGCGGTGGGAACACCCAAGCCACGAAGAAACTTACGAGGCGTTTCGATATTGGGACGACCCCAACAACGACGGCCAAGATTGGCAATGGCCGGAAGTGACGCACTGGATGGCGCTCCCCGATGTTCCGGGTAGCGCGCCTACCGGTCAGTAAATTATTAGACAGTCGTTAGACCTGGCATTAGACAGCAGTTTGAGTACCCCGCTGAAAGCCCCGTATTCGTTGGTCGGAGCGAAAGGATTCGAACCTTCGACCCTCTGATCCCAAATCAGAATGGCAAACGGTACGCAAAGCCTTGCTGGGCGGCGGTACCGGCGGGGTGCTGTCTAATCCAATGCTTAAGAAACAGGCAGCAAACCACGGGGGTTTGCGGCCAATTGCAGAGCACTTATTAGACAGGAAATCGAGGATGAACGCCAACCGAACGCACACTTTGAAGACCGACCCCGAGCCGTTTTCGGCGGTGTGGGACGGCGTGAAAGCACACGAGATCCGCTTCAACGACCGTGACTTTCAGGTCGGCGATATGTTGCATTTGGTCGAGACCCGTTACACCGGTTTGGAAATGCGGGGGTTGGCGCAGAGGCCACTGGAGTTCACCGGCCGTGTTACGTATCGCCGGGTTACCCACATCCAAAGTGGTTACGGGTTAGAGCACGGCTGGGTCATTTTGTCCTTAGCCCCCGCCGTATGACCCGCCGCGTTTACGTTCCTTTCGAATACCAGAAGCTGATCCTCGAACATCAGGCCGAGGTCGAGCGCTGCAATGTGTGGGCCGGTATGGGCATGGGTAAGACCAGCTCGACCATGACGCACCTTGACGGCCTGTATTCGCTCGGCATCGAGACGCAGCCCACGCTCGTGATCGCACCGCTGCGCGTGGCGCAATCCACGTGGCCCGACGAGTGCGAGAAGTGGGAGCACTTGCGCGGCATGGAAGTCGTGCCGCTGATCGGTACCGCGGCCGAGCGCGCCATGCGGCTGCGCCGCGACGCGCCGGTGTTCTCGATCAACTACGAAAACATCCCCTGGCTGATCGACTGGTTCAAGCACAACCCGCGCCCCTGGCCGTTCGGCACGATCGTCGCCGACGAGTCGACGAAGCTGAAGTCGACGCGCATCTCGACGCAGACCAGCAAGAAGGGCAAGGAATTCCAGCGCAAGGGTGGCGGTGGAGTGCGCGGCCGGGCGCTGGCCGAGGTCGCGCACACGAAGGTGCGGCGCTGGATCAATCTCACCGGCACGCCAGCCCCGAACGGGCTTAAGGATCTGTGGGGCCAGCAGTGGTTTATCGACGGCGGGGCACGGCTCGGCCGCAGCTACACCGCGTTCGAGGGGCGCTGGTTTCAGGCCGTGCCGGGCGGCAACGGGTACCGGCAGACGAAGCCGCTCGACCACGCGCAGGCCGAGATTCAGGCCAAGTTGCAGGACTGCACCGTGTCGCTCGACCCGGCCGACTGGTTCGACCTTGAGCAGCCGATCGTGCGCCCGGTGTTCGTCGATCTGCCCAGCGGCGCGCGGCGGCTCTATCAGGGCATGGAACGCAAGATGTTCATGGAAATCGGCGAGCACAAGATCGAGGCGATGAACGCCGCAAGCCGCACCATGAAATGTTTACAACTCGCTAACGGCGCGGCGTATGTCGACGAAGCCGGTAACTGGAAGGACGTACACGATGAAAAGCTCCATGCGCTCGAAGACATTGTCGAGGAAGCTGCTGGCATGCCTGTGCTCGTCGCTTATCACTTCAAGTCTGATCTTGCTCGGCTCACGCGCGCTTTTCCGCGCGGCCGTCAACTCGATCAGAATCCCCAAACAATAAGGGACTGGAACGCAGGTAAGATTCCGGTCCTGTTCGCGCACCCCGCGAGCGCCGGCCACGGGCTGAACCTGCAGGACGGCGGCAACATCATCGCCTTCTTCGGCCACTGGTGGAACCTGGAAGAATTCCAGCAGATCATTGAGCGGATCGGCCCGGTGCGCCAGATGCAGGCCGGATATCGGCGGCCGGTGTTTATTTACCACATCATCGCGCGCGACACGATCGACGAAGACGTGATGCTGCGCCGCGAGTCCAAGCGCGAAGTGCAAGACATCCTGCTCGACGCGATGAAACGGAAGGGGCTGAAATAACGTGTAGTATTTCGCCTCACAAATAACAGGCAGTCTCGCATGTACAAACGGGCCATCGCTACGTTCTTCACGATTGTCATCCTGGGCAGCATTCTTTCGGCGCTGATCCCGCCGATGCAATCGCCTGACGAGCACGACCACATCAAGCGTGCCTATCTGCTCGCGCACATGTCGCATACGTACACGCTGCCGGCTCACTCGACAGGCGGCGAGATCGATACGGGTCTGGACCAATATGAAGTGCTGTTCGCGCAAAGGCTGATCGCCAAGCCCGATGCCCGGTACACGGCGCAGATCGCGCACGAAGCGGCCACCATTCGCTGGTCGGGCCAGCGGACTTATATCGAGATGCCCGGCGCGGCGCCGTATTTTCCGCTCGGTTATCTGCCGCAAGCAGTCGGCCTGTGCGCCGGAGAATGGCTTGGGCTGACCGTAGGCGCGTCGTACCGGCTCGCGCGTGCCACCGCGCTCATCACAATCGCGCTGATCGTGGCCGGCTCATTCGCGATCTGGCCGCCGAATGCGCTGCTCGTATGCGTGCTCGCGTTGCCGATGACTATGTTCCAGATCGCGAGCGCGTCGGCGGACGGCCTGTCGTTCGCCTGGCTGATTCTGGCCGCAAGCCTGTTCATGCTCGGTGCACAGCGGGGTGCGGTGTTCCGCGCGTGGCATGCGGCGCTACTCCTGCTCGCCGTGTTCATGGTGGCAACGTCGCGGCCACAGTTGCTGCCGGTGCTTGTGCTGGCCGCTGTCGTGTTTGTCGTGCGCAAGGAATGGCGCTGGCTCACGGCTGCGTTGCTCGTTGTATGCGCGGCGCTGGTGTGGATGCGCACTGCGGCGCACGTCGTGGATCTGCGCATGCCACGCTCGATCACCACACCGCAGGCTGTCGCGCTCTATGCGTGGCATCCGCTCGAATTCGTTGCATTACTCACGCGCACGCTTGGCGATCAGGTCTATCGCTCATTTTACTGGCGCAGTTTCGTCGGCCTGCTTGGCTGGCTCGACCGGCCCTTGCCAGCGTTCGCCTACGTGGTGTGTGGTGTCGGCCTCGCCGTGGCGGCCTCGCTATCCGTTGCGCGCACATGCATCGCGCATAGAGCGCTGCTGGCAGGCTGCGCGCTCGGCGCGATCCTGCTAACGTTCTTTGCGTTGCTCGTGACGTGGACGGATCAGCCGACGCAGTTCATCGTCGGTGTGCAGGGGCGTTACTTTATCGGGCCGGCGATCCTGTTCGCCTATGCGCTCGGCTCGCCGCGTGGCAACTGGCGATTGGCGGCATGCGGCGTGTTCGTGGCGTTCACGAGCGCAGTAACTGTGTCGTCGTTACTTTCGAATTACTACCTGTGAGGCAATCATGAAAGCCAGAATCGTTATCACCGTCGGACTCGCGCTTTACTGCGGGCTCCTGCTGGAACTGGCACGAGCCGCTGGCGGCCTTTGATCTACTTGAGCGGCTTCCAGTTGCACTCTTTCGCGCCAGCCTGATCGTGCGCGAGAATCGCCTTTGCCGTAGCGTCCGTCAGTACGTCGGCCTTATCCAGATAGATCGGCTTCACCCAATCGCACGCCGTGTCGACGATGCGGGTTTTCGTGACGACTTCTGGCGCGGGCGTCGGCGGGCACGTCGTTGCGCACCCGGCCAGTACCAGCAGGCTAAGGCTTAGTCCAGCTTTGCAGATCATTGCGAACCTCGTCGGTAGGTTTGGCCGCGACCGTGTTATCGATCTCGGTGCGGGCCTGCACGGCAGCGGCGCCGGTCTGCGCGGCTGCCTGATTGGCTTGCGCCTCGGCGGTCTGTGCCTGCGCCTCGTGCACTTGCGCCGTGGCCGCTACGGCGGTTGCCTGCGCCTTGGCCGTCTGCGCGGACTTGCGGCCCCACGCGATGCCGAAAGCCCCGCCGATAACGCCCAGCGCGGCGAGGATGTAGGGAAGCAGGGGGGTGATAAGGGCCATCATGTGGATACCGTCCCGCCGGCCGCCTGATAGGCCGCCTGCAAATGCTCGAGTTGATTTTCGTGCTGGCCGTAGCCCGCACCCGGAAGACTCGCCCACACGTTCGCGCACTTCGCGACCGCCAGTTCGAACCGGCCAGCGTCGATGTACGGCAGCGCGCCGTGTTCCTTCAGCTGCTGCAGTGCGTACCGGTCCTGCGAGATCGGCGAGAAGTCTCGCAGGTACATCTGCGCTTTGTAGATGCGCCACCAGCGGTAAAGGATCTGGTAACGCCCGGCGGCCGTCGAGTGCAGCGCGGCGTTCAGCACGTTCGGGTGATCGGCGTAGCTCTTGAACAGCAGTGGTTTCGCAGCAGTGGCGCCGACGAGCACGTTGTACCCGTCATCGCTTTTAGCGAGCAGCGCCGCGCCGATCTCGCTGGCCGCGATCATGTCGAGAAACGCGATGCGGTTCACACCACCCGCAGTGCCCGCGTCAATGCGCGCCATCGTCTTTCTTTCCGAACATGCCACGCACGCGATCGATGATGGCGGCCTGGCTGACGACGCGCGCGGCTACGGCCAGCACAGCGCCCGCGATCGGCACCCATTGCTGACCGTGCTTCGGAAAGAACGAGAGCAGCGACGGCACGACGCTCGGGAACTGGTCGGAGATAGCCGGGATCGCCGCGAGCAGGAGCACGCCGAGCGCACCGATCCGCACCGACCACCAAGAGCGGATCGTCTTCAGATCCGCGACGAACAGGTCTTTAATCATCGTGCCCACCTTTTTGTATCGGGCCGGTTCCCGGCATTGTTCTGCAGCAGAAAGCTCGTCAGCTTGTCGATCTTCTCGTTCGTGTCGTGCACCGAACCCTTGATTTCGGTCAGGCTGTTATCGGTCTGAGCCTGCCTGTCGTGCTGTGAGCTTTTCAGATTCACGACATCGGCTTCGATCAGCGATACCCGTTGCACAAGCGTGAAATACGCGACAGCGAGAGCAATACTGGCGCCGATGATTCCGGTCACCAGCGACTGGAGATTGATCTTCGTGTCGATCCAGCGCGGCTTTTGGATGTCGCTCATGTTGTTTTTCCTTAGCGTCGACGCGCCCATATGTAGCCACTGTGCGTTAGCGTGCTGGTGGCGAACGTCGTGGCGGCGGTGAGGTAGACAGTAGTCGCGCCGGATACAAGCACGCGTTTGATCGGACACGCGCCGACGAAGCCAACACCGGCCGGATACGAAACGGATTGCAGGATCACATCCGGGAACGCTGCCTGCGCGCCGGATGTTGTCGTCAGGCCGTAGTTCAGCCCTTGCGTTGTGGTCGTGCCGGCAGGGTTGGTTTGTAGGGTGCAGCCCACATCCCAATCACCAGCGGTCAGCGCCAGCGATACGACGTTGCCGACCGTGGCGCTTGTCGCTGCGACGGTCGACGCGGTGTTGTTCGGATACTCGCCGATGCTGCCTGCGGTGACGTTGCTACCGCTCGCGTTCCCCTTTACCCCAGCCGGGTACGTCGGCGTTATCAGGCCGCTTGCCCCGAGCGTCGTGAACGAACCGGTGTTGCCGCTGATCGGCGTGTTGCTGATCGTGCCGCCAGTAATCGTCGCGCCACTGATCGACGGGTTGGTACCGAACACGACGGCGCCGCTGCCCGTCTCGTCCGACAGCACGCCGGCCAGTTGCGCCGACGTCGTCGCGGCGAACTGCGCAAGCGTGCCGGTCGTGGTGGCCGAACTGGCGTAGCATGTGAAGCCCGCGCCGCTCGTGTACTGCAGCGCGCTCGTCGACGTGCTGCAGCTCGGCATCGCGAACGCAGTGGGCGACGCGCTCGACGCGGTGACGTTGGCGAGCACCGTGTTTGCGGCCTGCGCCGCGAGCGCCGATGCGCTGACGTTGCCCCACGTCGGCGCCGTGGACGCACCGGTCGACGTGATGACCTGACCACTGGCTGATCCTGCAGGGCTGATAAGCTGGATCGGGGTGAGCGTCGCGGCATTAGCGACGCCCGCAAGCAGCGCCAGCAGGAAGAGAAGTTTTTTCATGGTGTGCCCCCACCGACTACGTTGCCGGTGCCTGCGTTGTTGTAATTGGTGCCGTTACTCGTGTACGTATTCGATTGCAGATTGACGGCCTGCGATCCGGCCTGAAGGCTCACGCCCAGCGTCAGATTTGCAAACGCGTTGCCAGTGACCACTCCCGAATACGACGACCACGCACCGAGGATCAGGCCCGTCTGGTTCACGCGCGGCAGCACGGCGGGGTTCCAGGTGTTGCCGGTAATCGTGAACTGGCTGTAGTTCTGCAACTGGATTCCGGCGGCGTTGTTCTGCACCAGAAAGAAGTTGTTGGAGATCATCAGCGCCGAGATCGGCGACTGGATCAGGATGCCGTTCGCCGCTGCGTTGAACTGGCTGTTGGTGATCGTGAGTTGATCGAGCCCCGGCTCACCCGACGGCGCGAGGATGCCGTTCGTACCTCCGGTGAAATTGCTGTTGGTGATCGTAACGCCCTGCACCCAGCTGCCGTACAGGAAGCCGTTGCCGAAGCCGTTGAACGTGCAGCCGACGAAGTTGTACGCGACACCGAGCGCGCTCGACGTGGCCGAGATCTGTACGCCCGTCATGTGCAGACCGGAGTCGCCCACCACCATCACGTTCGTGAAGTTGATGTTTGATACCCCGAACACGAGCACGCCGTACTGGAAATAGTTGTTGATCTCGTAGCCGTCGGCGCCACGGATCACCACATTTGTGATGTCGGATAGCGCGGTGTTCGCAGGGTTCCCAATCGACGTGGCGGTCTGGTTAAGGAAGATGCCCTGATTGCTCGTGCCGTTTACCGACGACGTGATCGTGAGATCGCGAATGTGTGCGCTGTTATACGGCCCGGCGTAGTTCACCGACAGGCACGGCTGCGTCGTGCTTGCGCATGTGATTTCCGTTACGTCCGGACCTGAGCCGACGATCGTTACCGAAGACGGGCTCGCGTTGGGGAAGGTGTAGGCCGCAGGCGTGGCAAATGCGAATTTGCCCGGCGGGAAAAATACGCACAGATGCCCGGTCGGGTTCGCTGCGAGCGCGAGCGAGAAGGCGCCAGAGTTGTCGCCTGTCCCGCCGACAACGCCACCGTATGCCATGATGTTCGGGCACCCGCCGACACTGCGCACGAACGCTGTAGTTGCCAGCTTCGTGGAGATATCGTTAGCCGCAGGCGTAACCGATGTCGGCGCAGTCGCGAACGACGCAGTGCCGTGCACCGCGAGATTCTGGACGTCGTACGTTTGCGCTTGCGCGAGCGAAGCGATTAGCGCAAAGGCAAGCGCGAGAAGTTTTTTCATACGGTGAACCCCGAACTGTTGACCCAAATTGCGGGCAATACCTGCTTCACCCAAACCGGTTGCCCGAGCGTGGTGTCGAAATACACCTGACCGACTTTCACGGGTACCGGGCGTTGCGCAGTGGTGCCAGAGGCGTCGGCGAGCTGGCTCGGCCCGACAGAATTCGGCGGTGGCACGTTGACCGACAGCGTCGTGCCGGTGCGCAGATAAACGCGCTGCGTGCCGACCGGCACGGGGGAAGTAAGGGTGACGACCTGACCGACGATCGACTGGATCTGGTCACCGCCTTGATAGGCAGCGTCGAATTGCATCGACAGATTGGCCTTGGTGCCGGGCGCGCGAGAAAGCGTGAACTGCGTTGTTACGCCCGGCGTGAAGTCTGTGCCGGCGAGCAGGCCGACTTTGCCGTCGCTACCGACTTCATCGCGCATATCGCCCGCGCCAACGCTCGCCGGTATGGGCAGCGTCGTAACACCGCCGAATGCATCGAAGCCGAGCACGGTATTCGCGCGCGCTGACGCTGGCGGCAACGTGGGCGGCGATGCTTCGACTTCGGTAACGACGATCGCGCGGCTTGCGACTTCGGCAACCTGCTGGATCTGGATGGTCGCGCGGTCGACCATATCTTCGATAACCTGCGGATAAAAGCCGCCCTGATTCGTAATGTCGGTTTCCTGATCGATTGGGAGATTGCCGAGTTCGACGAGCTGGTAACCTGTCGGCAGCGGGGAGCCCGATAGCGGGTACGTGACCGTACCGCCAGGCGTGTTGTTCTGATCGGCGTTTAACGTGACTGAATAGTCGGAGTCGAGAGTAAGCGTGGTGGACGCGCCTGATGCGCTGACAATGACGACTTTAATGTCCGTCTTGTCGAACACCTTGAAGTTGAACGGGAAGGTGGTCACCACACCGTTTCCTGCGAACGGCCCCGCCTTGCGCGTGGTACTGGAAACAGTCATCCGTGCACCCCTTTGAGATGCACGGATTTTCGTGTTGAATCAATCCGGTATGGTTACGTCAGTGCTTGGGTGCCCGGCCCAGCGCCACGCCTTCGGCCACGTCGAGCGCGTCTTTCGGATGCTGCTTGCCGCTCGCCACGTCGGCGAGGTATTGCGCTGAGCCACCGGCCTGGCCGAGCCCCGGAATGTGCAGCCCCATACCGACAGCGTTCGAGATGTCCTTGATCGGCGCGTTGACGTGCTGACCGGTCGCGAGGCGATAGACATCCTTGCCCGCGCCGACGAGCGTATTCAGGAACGATTCGACGCCGACCTGGCCTGCGTGGCTGTAGCCCTCGACCATCGCTGCGGCGTCACGCACGAACGGCACCATACCTGCGACTTCAATAGCGATCGACTTGCCGATCCAGTGCGCCCAGCCGTCTTTATCTTTCGGCGGTCCTTCGGTCAGATACCCGGCCCAAATCGCGGGCACGATCAGCGCCATGAATCCGCGCGCGAGCGTTTGCGGGTTGCTGATTCCGGCCGTCTTCAGCTTGTCGGCGATGTCGGCCGCCTGCCCATAGCTGTTGTTCATGAAGCCGTACAGCGTCGTGAACATCTTCACGGCTTCGCTCGAGTTGTTGATCACCATCGAGCGTGCAGTCGTGATGTTGCTGCCGTGGGCTTCGCGCACAACCTTGTTCGCGTAGGCGACGGCCTGTTCTTCCGTCATCGGCTCGCCTGTGCCGCCCATGTTCTTCGGAATGCCCACCGTGATTGCGCGGTCGTACGCGGCCCACGCAGTCGGTACCGCGGTCATCATGTCGGACCACGCGACGGCGGCATGGCCGAAGCGTTCGGCCTTGCTGATCTTGCTTTCCGGCTCGAACAGGTTCGCCGACATTGCGCGGAAGTCGCGGTCCTGCTGCAGCAGCCGCGCGCGGATCTCCGGGAACTTCTCCTGCGCGCCGCGGATTTCCTCGGCGTAGTTCGTGCCCATAGCAGCAAAGCGCGCGGCGAGGAACTTCTCACCGCCGCCTGTGAAATAGCCGCCCGTCTTGATCGCCGCCGAACCGCCATGCTTAAGCACGGTCGAGATGCGGAAGGCGATGCCGTTGATCACGATACCGGTGCGCGTGTATTGCAGGATCTTGCCCAGCGCGCCGATCTCGCGGTCCTGATTGTCGGCGTTCGCGGTCTTGCCGAGCCACTCCTGCAGCGAGCGGTACGCTTCCGGCCCGTAGGTCTTCTGGAACTGGCGGCGGAAATCCCCGTTGCTGATGATCTTGTGCACGTCGATCAGTGTCTCGCGGTACGCGAGATCGTGAATCGACTCGGTCATCGTCTGCGGGATCGTGTGGAAGTCGAGATCCACGACGTCGGTATAGCCCTGGTTACGTGCGTTCAGCGAGCCGTTCGTCGTGGTGTCGGGGCGATAGTACGACTTGCCGAACAAGCCTTCGCCCGGATCGATAGCCCGGCCGGCGGATTCGATCTGCCCGCGCCGCGAGCGCAGCGGGTCGTACTTGATCGCGGCATAACCGCCGCGCATCTCGCCGAACTTCGTCTGGAAAGCGCGCGGCTCGATGCGCTCGGGTGACGTGTTGCCCAGGCGCTGGTTCATCGCGACCATGTCCGGCCAGTGCTTGTCGTACTGGTCCCACACCGACTGCACGGCCTTCCAGTCTTTCTCGGTCATGTTGTCGTGCAGGAAGCGCCACACGTCGGTTGCGTTCCACTTCCAGCCCGACGTCAGCTTGTCGAAGTTCGACTCATTGCCCACGTGCAGCGCAATACCGATCATGCGGCCGCGCGTAATCCGCAGCGGTACCTGCTGGTTATCGGTGCTGCGGTTCACGTCCATCAGCTTCGTGTTCGTGACGCCTTCCTTAAGGCTGTCCTGCCACTCGCGCCCGAGATGGTCGGCCATCTTCTGGAAGTCGTCGGACATACCTTTCAGCATGTCGATCTCGCGGTAGTTCGCGCGGAACACCGGCTCATAGATCGCTTCACCGAACGGTCCCAGCAGTTCGTGCATGTCGTACTGGTTGCGCTTGTACTCCTGCGGCTTGAGCTGGGCGCGGATCGCGCGCAGTTGCGACGTCAGGTGATCGAGCGAGATCTTGAACGGGTTGTTGCTGCGATCCGCAGGCTTGTCGAAAATCTCAGCATCGCTGAACTGCTCGCCGCGCGCCTGCATCTTCGGGATCAGATGCTCGGTGACGTATTGCTGCACATCCTGCTTTTCGCCGTTGATCGTCGCGGTCTTGCGGTCGCGGCCGATCTTTTCGAGCGACTTCACCGCGTCGGTCAGTCCGCGAAACTGCTCCATCGTCATGTCGCGGTACGGCGTGCGGAACGTGGGGTTCAGCATATCCGGCGAAACGTTCGGCGCCATGCCAAGCGCGGTCTGCGATTCGACCCACTTCTCAAGGTTGATCTGCTGGCGCGTCGGTGTGTCAACCGGATTCGTGCGCAGGTCGAAGCGCGCGAGCATGTCGTCGATCTGGTCGCGCACGTCTACGTCGATCTTCGCGCGGGTGCTTTCCTTATTGAACTTCTTCAGGTACTGCAGCGACTTGAGCACTTCGGCCGCAGCGGCGCGCGCGGTCTTCTCCAGCTGGTTGTTCAGCAACTGGTTACGCTTCTGCTGCGCGGCTTCGGCCAGGTCGCCTTTAAGCCGGGCAGCGTCAGCAGCGCGCGCCGCGCGCGCTTCGGCTGCGCCGTACTTCGACGCATTGATATCGCGCACGCGCGCCTTCGCGATCGTCGTCTCGGCTGCGGCTTTCGCCGCCTTTTCCAGCACCCGCACACCGCCCGTCGCTTTCGTCAGCGCCTTGTATTCGGTGGCGATGAAGCGCGTGCGAACTTCGTTGTGGATCGCCTGGTTGGCCGCGGCGTTCATTGCCTGTGGCGACGTGATGTCGCCGTACTTCTCAAGCATGCGCTGGTCGGTCAGCGCCTTGACGACTTCGCTGCGCGGTTCGGCGTCGGCGATTGCCTTCGTCATCTCGTCGGCATTGGCGAAGCCGAAGCGCTCGGCCACGAGATCAGCGGGCAGTTGGTGTTCCTTGTTCGCCTGCCCGAGCAGAAAGTCTTGCGCCGCGTACGCCGGTTCTTTGGCGACATCCTCGATCACCTGTTCGCGGATCGCCGCGCGCTTGGCCGCCACGTCGGCGCGCACTTCCTTGCTCGCGCGATCCTTGGCGATCTCGGTGAAGCGCATATCGCGCAGCGTGCGCGCGGTCAGTTCGTCGGATGCTTCGAGCGTCGCTTCGTTGCCGAGCGCGTGATACGCCTGGAATTCTTCCGGCGTCATGCCGGCTTCTTCGGCCGTGGCGAACATCGGCGTGTACGCGCGCTCGGCTTCGGCACCGCGGATAGCGTCATTCGTCGCGAGCAGCCGGTCGAACACGCCGCGCACTTCGGGCGACAGTTGCACGTGCAGGTTCTGCAGCGAGCGGTACACGTTGATCATCCACGCGCGCACGCGCTGGAATACGCCCTGCAATTCCGGCGTCGGTGCCTTGCCTTCGAACAGGTACGCTTCGAAGCCGCGCGCAAACTGCTCATGCATGCCGCGCTTGTCTTCGAGCGACATCGTGCGCCAGGCTTCGGCAGCGGTCTGCGTTGCCGCGGCAGGGCGAGCGTTTCTAAATGCGCGTAGAGCAAGCGCCCCTTTCGTCAGCGTACCGAGCGATTCGCCACCCTCCAACACCGCGCCGCTATTTTGTGCGATGTCATAAAGGAAAGTGCCTAACCCCTTACGCTGAAAAGATTTGTCTATCTCCACATCGATAGCTTTTCCGCCTGCACTAAACGCCAAGTGCCCAATCTCGTTACCATCAGAATCGCGCGCGATGAGTTCGGCCGGGTCGTTAAACTGCGGTGTGTAACCGGGTGCGTACGCGCCGCCGCCGCGCGCCGGTTGGCGCTCGACCGTTATCTTTTGTCCGTCCTTGGTAGTAAAAATTCGGCTCTCGCCGTTTTGCATGGCGCTTGCATTAGCCGCCGATTCGGTATTGCCTTCAATACCGAGCCACTTCAGCACTGTGTCGAAGTCTTTGCCGACTTCCGGCAGGGTGCCATCCTTCGCCATGTGGCTGAGCATTTCCAGATGGAAGTGCCCCAGCTCGTGCACGAACGTCGACAGGTCGGCATCCTTGTTCAGCGTGATCGTGCTCGGCGCGCTGGTGATGTCGTCGGAGAACGACAGCTTGCCGCGTGCTTCCTGATTGAGCGCGTTAGCGCCCGGCGCATCTTCGGCGGTGATCCGCAGCGGGTAGCGCTCGAACATTGTTTCAGGCGACAGGCCCGCGCGCGCGCCGGCTGCGGTGTAGCTGTCGCGCACGAGCGCCGCGTACACCTTGTTCACGTCGGGGCGGAAACGGTTCGCCTGCGTGAGCTGGTCGAGCACGGTGTCGTGCACCACCTGTGCGGATTGCGCGACTGCGGCGTCGTTCGCCTTGTCCGCGCTCGCGGCTTCGGTGGCCTGCTTGAACGTGTCGACGTGCGACTGGTAAAACTCCTGCGCCTGCTGCTGCGTCATGCCGTCGGGGTCGGTCTTCAGGTGCGGCATGAGCGAATCGCCCAGCGGGCCGCCCGCGATGTGCGTCGCGAAGTCTTCGACCGGGATCGACACGTCACCGCCCGTCGCGAGCGCTTCGGGCAACTGCTGCGCAACGCGCGGCATGGTCGACTCCACATCGCCGATCTTTACGCCCGACTGGTTCAGCGCGTTCGCGAGCGTGGCGCCGTCGACATACACGTTTTGCACCGGGCCGTCGGCGTTGGCCGCCGCTACGAAATCCTTGAACGCCTGCGGATCGCGCGGGCGCAGCTTGGAGTTCGCCGCCGACGTGGCGAGATCGGACAGCGTCTGCGCGTCGCCCATTGCGACGTCGGCTTTTGCCGCGTCGCGCACCCATGCGCCTGTTGCCCGCCCGGCGCCGTGCAGCGCGAAGAACGAGTTGAGCCCGTAGTCCATCACCTTCTGAGCGGTCGAGCGATCATCCCCGATCGACGTGCCCTGAATCGCGTCCATCATGGCATTGACGCCGACGACGCGCGCGATGGTCTGGACCGCGGTCGAGTCGGGCAGAATGCGCCCGGCCGCGCCGAATACGCCGCCCATTTCCGCGCCGTGCAAACCTTGCAGGCCGATGGTCGTGAGCGCCGCTTCGGGGCTGCTCTGGTTGAGCGCGTCGCCCGTCGCGGTGATCGCGCTCGCGAGGCCGAGCGTCGACGCCTGTCCGATCACATCTTTAGTCGCGGCCTTCGCGAACGACTCGCCGGCCGCGTGCTCGAGCAGCGAGCCGCCGACTTTCTCGACGGCGCCGGCGGCCATCTTCAGCGGCGCACCCGTGACGAAGCCCGCCAATGCGCCGAGGCCGCTTGCGACCTGACCGGGCGTCGTTTGTGCCGGACCGTTGACATCGGGTGCGAGGCCAGCGGTGAACGAGTTCTCGAAGCCTTGCGCGAACTGCGTCGGGATCTCCGACATGCCGCCGACCGCGTCGCGCTCCTGCCCGACAGTCATGCCGTTCTGCTTCGCGTAATTCTGGATAAACGCCTGCGCGCTGCCGGCGCCTTGTGCATTGCCGGTCGGCACGGCATCGCCCAGGCCGAGCAGATTACGGCCCCAATTCAGCATGCGTTCGCGCAGCGGCAGCGGGGAGTTATCGGGCTGGAAATAGCCCGACGTGCCCGGCGCGAGCGGCACCGTATTGCCGGCCGGGCGGAGCGCGGCCGTCGCCTGCTCGACTGACTGCAGGCCGCCCACGTCATCGTGCGCGATCTTCGCATTGTTCTGCGACTGGTAGAACGCGGCCGTGGTCGGGAACTGCTTGGCAAGGCTCTGAAAATCGATGCTCGACACCGCGGCTTTTTGCTTCACCGCGTCAGGGAACGCACGCACGCTGTCGACCGGTGTGCCGGTCTGCTGCGCGAGGCGCTGCATTTCCGCCTCGTAATCGGGGTTCGCGCCGACCGCAAGCGCGATATTGCTTTGCGCTGTCTGCGCGGTGCTCGCGAGGTACGCGGCGGCAGGCGTCGGCGCGGCCGGGCCGGGGGCAACCGTGTCGGACTGGAAGGGGTTCGGCACGGTACCGCTCGTCGGGACAGTCAGGTCGGCCATTTACGGGTTGCTCGCGGTTCGGGATTGCGCGGTTTTGAAGTGCCAGTACGCGCCAAGCAGTTGGCCCGGCGTCGGATTGGATACACCATTTGCCTTTAAGTCCGCGACGAGCTTCGGCTTCACGTCGTCGGGGATATCGTTCGGCGTCATCGACATCATGTTCAGCGTCGTGTTCGCGCGCGGGATCTTCGCGATGCCCAGGTCGAGGACATTGCCGAACGTGACCGACTTCGTGAACAGCGTGTCGATGTGCTTCTCGATGTCGGCTTCGGTGAACTTCTTTCCGGCCTGGTGCTGCGCCTCGAGAATGCTTTCGTTCACGAACTGACGGATCGCGCCAACCTGCGACACGGCATCGGGGTCGGAGTTGAATCCCGTCATCTTCGGGTACGGATTCATGCCCATAGATTGCAGACGCTGCGACAGTGTTTCGTTCACCGCGCGCAGGTTCAGACTTCCCGGTGCGTTCGAGCCTGTGTTATTGATCAGGTCGGCGCGCTGCTTGGACAGCGTCTTGAAGTCATCGACCGACAGGTTTTGCGCCTGTACCTGCCACTGGTCGTTCGTCATGTTCGCCATGATCTGCGGCGATGTGACGAGCGTCTGGTAAAGCGCGGTGTTCGTCGTGTTCGTGCCTTCCGACATGTTCTTCGCGAACGACTGCAGGCCCGGCAGATCCTTCGGATTGACGGCCGCCAGATCGGCGGGATTGATCGACGCCCAGTTGCCGCGGTTCGCCGACAGCGTGCGCTGCACCTGTGCGACTGCTGCGGTGTCGCGCTGCTCGATCGCTTCGGTCTGTTCCTTGTATTGCTGCGTCGCGAGCGTCACGGCCTGCTGCATCCATTCCGGCTTCTGCTGCAGGATCGGGTTCGCGCGCACCTGTGCGATCACGTCGGCCAGCGCCGGGCGCGTGGTGTTGACGGCGCCAGACTGGTAGGCCGCGACGTTCTTCTGCACATAGGCTTGACCTTCAGGCGAAATGAACTGCATCCACGCATTCGGGGTTCCGGCCTGCTGCGCTTTTTGAAGCGCGGTGTCCATCGCACCACTACCATCGTGATAGGCCGCCCAAGCCTTTGCAGGGTCGCCGTACTTCTGGACAAGCGCCGTCAAAAGCTGCGTGCCGACACGGTTGTACTCGGCCGGTGAATCATTCGCCGCTGGCGCGATACCAAAGCCGGGGTCGCCCGCCGTAGATTTGACGACTTGGTATTTGTACTTCGCGCCTGTCGGCGAAGTTACCGGCGTCCCGTCGGCGTTGTAGTCTTTACTGCCCGACTCGCTTTGTGCGGTGATCGTCAGCATGCGCGACAGGGGGCTGTTCGAAAGCTGCGGCCCTACGCTCGACATCACATTCGCGACTGTCGTCGCCGCGACCTGCGTACCGATGTAGGTGTTCAGCTTGCCGTTCACCTTGAGGATGTCGTCGGCCGTCATCTGCGGCGAATACTTCGCCAGCAACTGATTCGCGTAGGTTGTTTGGCCCTGCTGCAATGCGGTGTCGATCGCACCAACCAGCGCGTTGCTGGTCATCGTCAACTGGTTGGCTTCGATCTCGGTGGCCGCGCTGCCGTTGATCTTGCCCGCTTCATACGTCGCGGCCTTGATCGCCTGCAGCCCTGCGTCGATCTGCTCGGGGTTGTTGTAATTCAACCCGACCTGATTCGTCGCCAGCTTGACGGTGCCTTGCTGGGTCGACAGGGCGTAAGCCTTGAACTGCTGGCCTTCCCACTGCGTCGTTTGCCCGTGGAACTGCGTAGCGATGTCGCGCGCCTGTTCCTGGAACATGCGCAGCTGCATCGGGTTCGACAGCGACGCGCTGATCTGCGATGCGCTGTCGGTGAGCTTGCCCGTCATCTCGTCGGCGAGGCTCATGCCGCTCGGCCGCTGGATCGCGTTGATACCCGTTTGCGACATGACGCCGCCTTGCGGGTTGTACATCAGATCCTGCTGCGTCGTCTTGAGCTGGTTGACGGCGTCGTTCACGCGCGTCTGGTTCGCCAGATTCTGCGCGTCGATCGCCATCTGCGATTGCGCGTTCGCGGCCTGCCCGAGCGCGTCGCCGGCCTGGCTGAACTGCTGCGCACCCTGATCGAGCAGGCTCGCGGTAACCGCCGTCGATCCTTGAAAATCGGGCGCCTGGCTTGGGGTGACCTGTTGTGACGGGTCGAGTGACGGAACGACGGGCATCAGCTAACCCCTGCGCGTTGATTGCGGTACCAGTTCGACGCCACGCCCGTGGCCGATGTGAGCAGCGACGACGCGCCCGAAAGGAGCGGGCTTACCGATGCACCGGCCGCCCGGTACGCCGCCGAGTTCGCGATATCGCTTTGCTCCTGCTGCGTGTAACCCATAGCGGCGCGCGCGGCGTTGGCGGTGATCGTCTGGACGTTCTGGTCGGTGATGTACTTCGTGCTTTCCTGCACGTTCTGCGCGGTGCCCGCGGCAGTCACGTCGACACCATTCGCGGCCATCGCCGCGCGTTGCGACGCGACGGTCTGTGCGCCTTTGGTCTCGACGTTTGCTGCTTGTGCGATGCCGGTGGTAACGGCGCTGGCCGCCGCGCCTTCGGCGTTCTTCGCGTTCGCCAGAAGCTGGTCGGCTTGCGCGTTGTCCGCGGTGATGGTGTTATTTGCCTTGGACAGCGCGCCGATCAGGCTGAATGCGCCGCCGACCGCCCCGAGTGCAAGGTTGGTATTCGCGGGCGTGAAGATGCTCGATGTGCTGGCCGGTGACGAGCCGCCGAACGCGTAGGGCGCACCGCTGCCCGTCGTCGCGCTGGCGGCACTGGCTGCGGTCGCAAGATTGGGCAGACACATTATCGTTTCATCCCGAAGCGGTGGAACGGCAAGCCGAAAACGCCGTAGGGCTCTGTTTCTTTCTGGACGGTGAAGCCAAGACGCGCGAGCCAGTACACAGACTTGAGGCTGCGCGCGTCTACGTAGTTCAGCAGCGTCGCGTATTTGTTGTTCATTAAGGTTACGTACGCGCGCCCGAGCCGGGTCAACTGCTTCGGTGCGCGCTCGAGCGCAGGCGTGCCGAGCATCCACGGCACGCCGATACCCTGTGCCGGCGTGACGCCGAACAGGCCGGCGGGCTCACCGTCGACTTCGATCGTCCAGAGCAGCGTCGACGTCTGCGCGCCCTGTTGCATGATCGTGAGGCAGTCGCGATGCCCGACCGATCCGTGTATTTCCTCGATATCGGCCACGCGCAGATTTGCGGCGACCGCTTCGATATCACCTTCGCGAGTGTTGCGTACGATCAGCTTTGCCACCGTCAACCACCTATAGATGCTTCGATCGTCATCGACGCGACGATCAGCGGCAGCGGGTCCGACTGCCGGATGAACACCGAACCGTCGGCGTTCCAGCTCGGCGCGAGGTCAAGCTCGATCACGCCGGTGATTAGCGCGGGCGGCGAACCGTAGGGTTCGGTCGTGCGTTGCTTGTACTGGATCAGGTCGTCGACCGAGGGGCCGGCGAAGACGCCCGACGAGTTATGCACGCGCAGCCACACCTTGTTCACGTTCTTCATTGCGCCCTGACCGAAGCCCGGCGCCTGATACGAGAACGGCAGCGTCTCCATGTCAGCCGTGATCGGCAGGCCGACTGCGACGATGCTCGCGGCGTGCTGCAGGGATACAGTCCCGTTTGTCACAACCTGCCGCGGCTGCACCGCGCCGTCGGCGAGGATGCTGACGGTCTTACCTTCGAGATGCCCGAGCCCGGTAATCGTCTGCGTGGCGGCGCCGGAATAGAGCACGCCGCAGTCCACGAAGAAACTGTCGGTGAGCGTTTCGACCTGGCGGCTGTGCATGCGCTCGACATAGCGGACCTGGCGGCCGTTGACTGTGCGGTTGACGATTGCGTAGAGCACCGATTCGCTACCTTCGGTCACGACGCACACCGATTCGAAAGCGCCGTCGGTATCGTGGTGATGCCATGCCGACACCTTATTAGCGGGCGAGTAGGTCAGACCGAGCAGATCGCCATTCGACGACACGCACCACATGATCGGATAGGGTGCCTTTGCGTAGGCCATATCGACAATGGTGAAGAAGTCGAACAGGTGCGGTGCCATGAGGCTGATGTCCTGCGTGACATAGCCGCCGGCGTAGTAGTTGAATGTCATCTCGCCGATATGGCCGCCTAACGCCATCGCGTATAGCAGCGAATTGCTGACGGTGACCGGCACCACGTTCGACGCGCCCGTGTAGCCTTGCGGCTGCACCGACAACGTGCTCGGCGTTAGCGCCTGCGTGGCCGACCCGTTTGCGGTGACGGCCCATTCGGCGCTTGACGTGAGCAGCACCAGCTCGGACAGCGGCACGATGTGCCGGATCGTGTTCGCCTCGCGCGCGGCGATGCGGAAGACAAGCGCATCGGTATCGCGCGACGGCGTGCTCGATGACAGGTTCGACTCGGTACCGGTGCGCGTCATCCACATCGTTTGCGGCAGCGTGATCGTGCTCGCGAACACGCGGCGCTGCTGCACATAGCTGACCGCCGCCGGGTAATTGTTGACGGTGCCAAACGGGTTTTTCAGTTCGGGCGGCGTTGTCGCCGTGTCGGGCACGATGTTGTTGTCGACGACGATCGTGTCTTCGGTCTGCGAGATGAAAGCGTAAATACCCTGGTACTTGCGGTAGACGTTGTACCGGGCTGCGCCCGTTACACCGGTCCACGTGATGATGTTGGTGTAGCCGGCGAGCGTCAGATCGTTGTTTGCGATGGATACTGCGGACGCCAGCGATTCTTCACCGGTCGACGACAGCGACGTAACCAGGTAAGGGTAATCGACGTAGTTCGGCGTGCCGGTCGTACCGTGGACCGCGGTGGCGACAACGTTGGTCGGTGGCGTCATCGACGACACGAAGCTGATATCGGTCAGCGTCCAGTTAGCCGCACCGAGCCGGCGCAGTTCCTTCGGCGGATACTTCGGGTGCACGATCGTCATCACGTCGGCAGACTGCACATAGTGCAGATCGAAGATATCGTCCTGCGAGTACGGTGTCGGTACGTTGTATATCCGCGCCACAGTGCCCGCGCCCGCGTAGGCCGTCAGATCGAGCGGGTTGCCTGCGAAGTCGGTCAGCGTGAACGCCGCGCCGGTGTTGCCGGTGACGACGCCCCATTGCGAAAGCGCCGCGCCGGTGAGGAACACCCACTCGCCATTTGAATATGTGTTCGCCGCGGTGACCGTGTTGCCGGCGACCGACGACGCGAGCGCGGCTTCGAGCAGGGTCTTGCCCTGCGTGTGGAAGCGGATGTAGTACTGGCCGAACTCCAGCACCATCGTTTGCGTGGTGCTGTAGGTGAAAGGGATAAGCCGCGTTCGTAGCTGGCTTGCGCGCGTTTCGAGCACGTACGCCGTACCGGCGCGGTTCACCGCCGGGCCGTGCGGCAGCGTCACGAAGTTGCGGCAAAGCGCGAGACCGGTCTGGAACTGGTCGAGGTCGACGCGGCCGAACAGTTCCGGCGTGATCTCGCCCGCGGCGAATGAGCGCGACAGATTTTTGATGTTCGGCATTATCGGTTCTGAATCCAGGGCGCGGGGCGTTGAGACTGCGAGATCGAGCGTCGGCGGTTGTTCGCATCGTTCGTCTTCGCCGCAGACAGGCTCAGCATGTAGCCCTGCATCATCGCCTTCGTCACCGCCATGCCGGTGTCGCCCTTGATGACCGGGCCGGCGAGGTATGCGGCCAGCAGCCACGCGATAGCGTCGACAACCTGCGCGCTGAATTTCGTTGTGTCGGTGATGCTCGCGACGTAACGGATAATGGCGTTTTCGAGATTCGTGTAGATGACACCCGTGCCGTCGGTGCGGGCCTCAAGCTCGTACGGTACGGCCGGCATCGTGAAACTGTCGTCCTGCCAGTGGCCGCAGCGCTCGTCGATCGGGTAGAACGTAGGCGCGTTGGGGTCGATCAGATCGATGATGTTGCGGCAATCGCTCGGTACCTGATAGACGAACGTGAAGCCGGGCGGGGGTGTGTCGGTCAGCAGCGCGAGGTTCGCGCGCTTCGTGGCGAATCCCCATTCATGCGACTCGAGCACAAGGTCACGCGCGACCGGGTAGAAGCGTGCGCAATGCTCGGCCTGTGCGCTGCCTTCGGGCGGGCTGATGCTCGACACCGTGGCGCGATCGCCCAGGTGCCCAAGCGCCAGATTGCAGATATCGATTTCTGAGGCCAAAGCCCACCCCTCAAATAGAAACGGGAACCGCGCGGGCTCCCGTAATCACTCACCGTTGCGCGAACCGCTCAGGTCAGATCGGCCGGATTCGGAAGGTTGTCAGCGCCGCTGTGCGGCTTGCCGCCAATCGGGTTGTTGCCCGTGGTCTGCGGCTGTGCGGCCTTCGCGCGCTTCATCGGCTTGCCGTCTGCGCGCTCCATCCACGATTCGTGAAACGCTTCGTCGTCCGCGATCTCGAACTCGTCGCCCGATTCGCGGAACTGCCCGTAGTAGCCCTTGGCGGTGGCGATAACCTTGATGCCCATGTGTTGCGCTCCGATGCAATCGAAAGAGCCGGGCCGAAGCCCGGCTGCTCATTACGCGACGGTGAAGCCCTTCGCGTAGTCGACGGTGCCGTTGAGCGTCTGGAGATCTTCGACCAGGCCGGCGGTGATGGCGCCCGCGGTCATCGGACCCGTTGCGACCGTGTACTGCAAACCGACGTAGCGGCGGTACTTGCCGAACGGTAGGTCGATCTGGACGGGGCGCGACTTGGCGGTCAGCGAAGCCACCGGGATTGCTGCGGTCGCATAGTGCGTGATGACGTTGGTCGTCAGCGCGGCGTCGTCAGCGGACACCAATGCGATGACCATCGTCGCGGCGCCGCCAGCCGTGAAGGTGGTTCCAACCTGCGCAAACAGGCTGATGTCCTGGCCATCGCCAATGCCAGACTTGGTGTTCGGGCCGCCGCTCGGCAGGGTGTCGATAACGTTCGTCGAATTCGCGGTGACCGTGACGGCCTGCGCATCCGAGAACAGGCTTTGTTGATCCATGATCATGGTGTGTTACTCCTGTTTCGTTTAAGAGCAAGCCGCCGAAGCGGCCCGCGCCTTTGCGCTTCGCTTAGACGACGCGCGCTTCGGTGGACAGAAGCGCGTCGACGATACGGATCGGAATGCCGTAGAACTTGGTCGTGATCTGCTCCGACGCAGTTTCGATGCTCAGTGCGTTCTGCGACTTGTTCAGCGCCTGCACGCGTAGCATTTCGCCGATCGTGCGGTTCACGTAGAACACCGGGCGGCCCATACCCTGACGCGGAATGCGCGCCGTCATGCGGATCATTGTTTGGATCAGATCCACCGGCGAGGTGCCGTTTACGCCAGGGAACGTCGGCGTCACCGCCAGCGTGGTCAGGTCCGACACGTTGATGTTTGCGGCGCGCACGACATAACGCCAGTCTTTCAGCGCAATGCCGCATTTCCACTGCCAGCGATCCGCTACTGCGCGGAAGCGGTTGTTGCTCGCGTCGAACGCGTCGATCACGCCGAGGTCTTCGTGATACACGCCGGCCTTCGAGCCCTTCGGGAAAATACCGGTGACGGTCTGATCGCCCCAGTTCATCAACCAGATCGAGCAGTTGTTCGAGCCCGTGCCGCCGCAGTCGATGATGTTGTTCGCATTCGGCGCGCCGCTGATCGCGCCATAGCGCGGTGCGAGGCCGGTGAAGCGTTCAGGATTGACGGTCGTGTCGCCGTAGAACAGCGTCGAAGCCATCGTCTCGTTCATCGATTCGAGAAACGAACTGGCTTCGGACAGGCGGAACGCAGCCGTGTTGCCGTTCAGGTTAGCGACATCCACGTCGATTTCGTTGCGAGCTTCGAGCATGCCTGTTGCTTCGTCGACCTGTGCGCGGGTCGATTTGCTCGGCGGGACACCGCCGTAGAGCTTGCGCCAGATGACCGTCGGCAGGCCGGTGCGGACCGTCGTGCGGTGACCGGTCGGCAGGTTGCCTTCGGCCCACGTCGCATCGAGCAAAATCTCGTTGGTCTGGTTAAGCAGTTCGATCACGTCGGCCGTGGAGCCGCTCGGGTCGAGCGATTTTGCTACGTCGAGCAGCGTCGGATTCTTTGTGCCAAGTACAGCCATGATGTGCGCCCCTTATTTCTGGTTCGGATAGAGACGGTTTTCGAGAGGCACGTTGGCGCGGTCTGCCTGCGCCGCACTGCCCGTGATCAATTGCCCGTCCTCACTGATTGCCTTGCCTGCCTTGACCATGAACCGGACGATCTCCGGGTGGTTGCCAAGGCCGCTTTGATTCAGCAGCGTCTTAAGCTCTTTCGAGCCGAACGTGTCGAGCGCTTTCTTTGCGACGCCCAGGTTTTCCGACAGTTTGTCGCCGCCGATTTCCTTGTCCGTCGTGGTCTGTTCCGCCCATTCGGCGGTCATGACCTTTTGCTGCTCGACTAGCTGCGCCGCAAACCCTTGCGCCTGCTCGACGCCGAGATCCGCGATACGCTGCGCCTGTTCGGGCGTGAGGCCGAATTCCTTGGCCGTCGTCTTCAGTTTCTCGACCGTCTCGCCTTTCAACTCGACGCCATCGGGCAACTTGAATTCGTAGACGACTTCCTTTGCAGGTTCTGCGGGCTTCGCGTTCGCGTCGTCCGGTTTCGCTGCAGCGGGTTCGGCTGGCTTTGCGTCTGTGCTCGCTGCCGGCGCGTTGCTGGCATCGGGCGCTGCTGCCTGGCTCTGCGGTGCATCGGCGGGGCTTGCCGTCGTGCTGGTCGCGTCTGCCGGTGCCGCCTGGCTATCAGTGATGGGGTCAGCCATTTGGTTTTTCCTTTACCTTCGCTTCAGTCGCCATCTGCGCGTACAACTCGGCACCGCCGTCGATCGAATGGATCTGTGCCATGAGCTTTAGCGCAATGCTGCGTTTGCCTTCGTTGAAGATCGACCAGTTCGCGTTACCGTCGAACGACTGCTGGTACAGTCGGGCGTCGCCGAGAAGGCGCCACATGAATCGACGGCCGCGTTTGCCGCTCATGAGCCAGCGAACATCGTCCAGTTCCATCCCGAGTTCAAACTTCGACTGTTCCTTCGCGCTCGCGCGTTGTTCGTCGAGCGCGGCAAGGTCGGTCGGATTGAAGTCGGAACTCATGAGTGCGGAGAATACGGGCGAGCGTTTGGGGTATGGTTACGGCTATTCGCCGTAGATCCGGTTCGCGATCGGCTTCGGTGCGCTGTTTCCGTTCGCGAGTTCCATGTCGGTGATCTGCAGGTTCATGCTCTTGTCTGCGCCGTCCTGGTTCTCGTACTGCGAGATGCTGCAAACCTCGACGAGCGCGGTGAGTTGCATCACCGTGCCGACGGGCGGCAATTCGGTGATGCCCAGCTTCGCGAGGATGTCGTCATCGAGGCAGATCGACAGGCCGTACGGGTATTGCGGCAGATCGTCGTCCGTGCCGCCGAGCATCGTGTCGGCCTTGGCTTCGGCCGCGGTGAGCTTCATCGAGATCATTGCGGGCCGCCTGTGTATCCGGTGAGGTTCGATAACGTGTCGGACAGCACATTGCTGGCGCCGCCTTGCGTCGGTGCCTGTGCGGCCGTCTTCGCCGTCTCTGCTGCCTGCTGCATCTGCGCCTGCTGCGCGGCGTGCTGCGCGGCCTTGGCGCGGGCTGCGCGCTGCGCGTCGCGCTGATCGGGATCGACGTCGAGCGCGGGATCGGTGCCGAGCGCATCGGTGTACTGCTCGTACCATCCGTCGGTGTCGAAGTTGTCGAGCACCGTGACGGGCTGCTGTGCTTCGAGCTGCAACTGCGCGACGCCGCTAAGCGCCATGACCAGCTTGTCGATGCTGTTCGTGCCGATCTGCTTCTGTGCCTGCGCGAGGATCGAGACGAACTCGACCTGCAGCGCAACACCGGCCAGTTCGGGCGGGGGTGGCGGCAGCAGACCCGCTTCGACGATGATGTCGAACGCCGCGTCGACCAGCGGCTTAAGCAGCTCGTCGTGCAGGCGCTCGATCACGGGGCCGAGCATCAGCATTTTTTCTTCGTGCAGTTCCGCGACTTCCGTCGCCGTCATGTTCGCGTTCGTGTTGTTCGCGAGCATGAGGAACAGGTCTTCGTAGAACGCGCTGCGGATACGCTCGCGCACGTCCTGAATATCCTGCAGCAGATATTGCAGCGGGAGGTTCACTTCGTAGATCGAGCGGATGCCACCATTCGGCGAGGCCGCGTCCGCGTACGAGATGCCGCCCGGCAGCGTGTCGATATCGTGATTCTTCAGCGACGTCGGCACCTGGATAGGCGGCTTCGTCATGTAGTCGATAGCCTGGCCCTTGCGCAGCTGCTCGTGCTGCAACTGGCGGATGTCGCCCAGCGCGTCCATTGCGGGGCCGTTGCCGTAGATGTCACCGCCGTAGGTCGACCAGCGCGGCGCGACTACGCGAAACTTCTTGAAGCCACCCACGGACAGCAGCGCGTTATCGCCGCCTGTCGTGCCCTGGTTGGATGTCTGCTGCGAGTCCGACGAGCCGCCCACTTCGAGATAGGTCGACGTCCACGCCATGTTGCGTGCGTCCGACTTGCTCGGGTCGCGGTCTTCGTTCGGCTCGATGCAGTGGATCACCGTGCGCCACACGTCCAGGTTGCCCGAGTCGTACATGCGCCGCGTGTTGTCGCTCACGTTCGCGTAGCCGAACTGCTTCACGAGCTGGGCGACGGTCTTCTGGAATTCACGATAGAGCGTATCCACTTCGCCGCGGTCACTGGTCGAGATGCAATACTCGCCGGCCGTCAGCGGGTACATGCGGATCACGTCCTGATAATCGGTCATGATGATCGCAACACTGGTGCCGAACGCGCCGATTTCCTCGTACATCGAGTGCAGCGAGCGGTACACGTTGGACCGGTTGAAGATGTCGAGAATCAGCTTCGTGACTTCGGCGCACCACGCCTTGACGGGCTTCTTTTTGTTCAGGTCGTCATACGGCGTCTTGAGCGCGATCCACGGGCGTGCGGGCGATGTCGCCCCGGCCATGAGCCCGGCGCCGAGCACGCGCAGCGATTTCGTGGCCGTGCTGTCGAATATGTTCTGGTTGCGCCGGTTGCCGCGGTTGCGGTCTTCGACGAAGAACCGGCCCGCGCGCGGCAGCAGGACATTGCTGATGTCCTTGTACTCGCGAATCCATGACGAACGCTCATTCTTCAGCGCGTACCATCGCTGGAGAATGAGTTCCTTGCGCGTCTTCACCGGCTTCGCATTGCCGCCCGACTGACTCGGTTTCTCGGCTGATGCGTCCGGTTGCGCGCTCTGGTCGTTCGTGAGAAGCGTTGCCATTAGCTACCCAGCAACGTATTCGAGCCGAGGCCCGCACCGCCGAGGTTGAGCGATGAACCCGCAACACCGCCCGCTCCGGTCAGCAACGTGGATGCGGGGCCGCTGTTCACGCCGGCCGCAGCGGGCGTGCCGCCAGGGTTCAGCGCCGACGTATCGGCGGCTGTGGCTTTCTGTGCAGTGCCCGCTGCAGCCTTTGCCTTGTCCGCGTCGCCGCGCTGCTGTGCGGCCTGCTGGTTAGCCTGAACGTGCTGGGCGACCGCTGCGCCCGCGCTTATGGCAGCCGTCGCGCCAGCGACGATTAACGCGAGTGAACTCATGATGTTTCCTTCGTGATCGTTACGTTGCCGGGGGCTCTCGCCAGCAGTTGCGTCTCGTTCGTCATGTCGGCTTCTGCTTCTTCGACCGATTGCGCATCGCTCGGCAGGACCATCGTCATGTGCGTTTCGGCGTGCGTTCTGAACAACGCCTTGCGCCCGCGCAGACCGGGCAGCACGTGAAAGCCTGTGAGCCGTACCGCTTCGTTGCCCGTGAACATCGTCACGTCGCCGTGCAGCACCAGCACAGTCGCGCGGCGCAACACCGTGCCTGATGCGACAACGCCTGCGGGCAGATGTGCGGTGCGTCCGTACATGCCGCCATGAATCAGGTGATCGATCGTTACCTCGATCTGCGGCAGTTCGCGCAAGCTGGCGTCGATATCGCGCAACGTGTCGAGCGTCGTCCGGTCAGGCGCCACGAGCGAGAGCACGCGTTCGGCAACGTCATTCATGGCCGAAGCCCTTGAAGTACACGCGGTTCGTTGCGCGGTATCCGTTGCGCGGCAGGATCACGTCGAGCCGGCTTTCTTCCGGCGCGCTGATCATCAGACCGAGTGCGCCGCGCTGCTGTGCGATGCGCTCGGCCTCAAGCCGCAGTCGCGTGCCTGCGCTGCCCTGGCGTGCGCTCGATGCAACGAAGAACGAGATCAGGCAGCCGATCAGCTTCGAGTAATGTGGCAACACGGTCAGCGTGACCACACCGAAGCCCACCAGATCCGCGCCGTTCCACACGCCGATGCACTGTGCGAGCCCTGCGGCTTCCATCGCCCGGTACGCGTTGCCGTCGACTCTCGGCTCGCCTAGCTCCGACATGCGTCCAGACTCGGCCGCGTATTCCGCGCACAGCGCGTCGAAGCCCGCCGCACTGGCGAGTTCATCGAACGTGCATGGGCGAACATCGGTCATGGGCTGGTTACGCGTACGGGTTATGCTCGCCGCGATTGCGGGGCATCGAATATGCGTACGGATCGTATTCGGCGCCCCGATCGGTATGGTTACGTTGCATGTCGTGCAGCTTGGGCGTGTCGATCAGCGCGAGCACGTAGGCCGAGGCCCAATCCGGTGATCGCTTGATGCGCTTCTCGATGTCCTCGCGGGATTCGACCTGCACCGTCTTGCCCTGCACGCGCCACTTGGGGGCGCACAGGTCGGCTGCGAGACGCTTGTCAGGGGGTAGGGCTATGCCGTTGTTCGCGAGCGGATCCAGCGCCTCGCGCATGCGCCACCAGAGTTCGGTGCGCAGGTTGAAGAACCGCAGCCGCCCCGACCTGTCCACGCCGCGCGCAGCTTCCGACACGTTCACGCCGTACACCTGCACGTTCATCTGGTTCAGGAAGTCGTACGGGCTTGAGCCCACACCGATCACGTCGATGTGGATCGGCGCGTTATCGCGCAGCGCGGCGATCGTGTAGCCGGCCACCGTCGGCCCGTCAGGCGTTGCGGTGCCGGGCTTGAGGATCGGTTCATCGAACCACATGCCATGGCGGCGCGCGATCACCGTGTTGTCGCGCCCACCGCGCGCCACGTCCACGCCGATGGAATCCATAGGCGGCTTGCTCTGCTTCGCGCTCCAGCGCGCCATTGCGATGTCGACCCACTCGGTCGGGATCAACTGCATTGCGTCGTCTTCCATGCCTGCCTCGAACGAGCCGTAGAGCATCTGCGAGCGCAACGGCTCGGGGAGTGCCTGCAACTGCGACACGTAGTTCGTGCCCACCAGGTGCGGGTTATCGGTCACGCGCGACGGGATGAACGTGCGCGAGCGCGGTATGACGAGTTCGCCGCCGTGCTCGAACGGTTTGCTGTCCTCGACTTCGATGTCGTGCCCGTCGACGCTGGCAAACCAACGCAACTCGCCCGGCACGGCGCGCTTGCCGGCATACTTACGATCGATCCAGGGTGCAAAGAACTCGATCAGCCAACGCCCTTCAGCGGACGATGGTGGGTTGAACGTCATCAGCGTTTGCGACTTCTGCTTCGGGTCGGTCGTGCGGTTCCACGCCATCAGGAAGCGGATCTGGAACTCGGGGATCTCGGCGGCTTCGTCGTAGATGATCAGGTCGTGCGGGCGGCCGCGATACTTCTGCTCGTCGCCCATGTTCGGCACTGAGCCGAATTCAACCTGCACATCGGGCAGGCGCCAGATCGCATCCTTGCTCGACCAGCCATCGCGCGTGCCGAGCAGTTCGCCCATGCGGTCGACCATGCCGACGTGCTCGGTACCGTTCTTACGAACCACGATGCACTTCTGGTGCTGCGTGAGCGCCTTGCCGATAGCCAGGTCGGTCTTGCCGCCGCCGGCCGCGCCACCGAAGCCGATGACGTCGGCGTTGGACTCGTATGCAAGGGTTTGTGGGCCACGCAGCGGGCTCCAGATCGGTGGCGTGTATGTCGCCAGCAGCATGTCGACTTCGGCGCGTTCCTCGGGCGTCATGTACGGCCGTAGCGCTTCCAGCTCGGCGGCGTTCATAGCAGGTCTTCGCCGTCTTCCTGTTCGGCCTTGCGCCGTGCCGCTGCGGCCTGAATCGCGGCCAGCTTTGCCGCACGGTCTTCGGCGGTGAGGTTCAGCGATTCGCCGCCAGTGGTCATGTCGATGCGTTGCCCGTACTTGCGCGGGAACCACACGGCCAGCAGCTTGAGGCGCGTCTCGATCTGCAGCTTGCGGTGACCGAGCATGTCTTCGCGCACGACCTTTTTCCCTTGCTCGCTGTCTTCGGTGCGCTCGCCGAGCTTGGTCGTGTCTGCGATTTCGAGTGCTTCTTCGGCGATCACGTCGGCGCCGCAATCACGCGCATGCGCGAGGCGTGACGCAAATTCGGGATACGCTTCGCGCCAACGATAGACCGAGCGGTAAGTCGGCATGTGCGAATCGCGGCAAATTGCACGCAAAGTTTCCCCGTTCGCGATGCGCTCGCAAATCTCGTCAGCCAGTTCGGGGGTGTAAGTGCTTTCCTGTGCCATGCACCGAATCGTGCAAGGCAATGACTGTCGTATGGTTACGCTATCGTGCGAAAGCGCGTTGCTGACTGCGCCCGCACGCGGTAATTGCAGATGCGCCAGACCTGCATACGGCTGATCTCGAACTTGATCGCGATCACGCGATACGAAAGTCCTTCCTCGTGCAACCGGCGGATCATCTCCACGGCGGCATCGCTCAGTTTCGCGCGCTGGTGATCCTGACCCACACGCAAACCGCGCTCATTTACCCCGATCATCTTTTTCATCTTCGGTACCTTTGAACGTGCAGTTTTCTACATCTTGTGAATCGGGATACAAGATACAAGACACAAATCAATTCGTTCCATGCATGTGCGTGCACGTGTGCACATGCATGTGTGCGCGTATGCGTATGTACAAATGATTTGTATCTTGTAGCCTTAAAACACCGAAAGCCATACTGCATAAGGCTTTCTGCGAGGACACAAATAAGGCTACAAAACTAAAAGGCTACAAATCACAATAGGTCGTCGGCGGTGCTCGCTACCCGCAATTCGTCAAATTCAGCGTGTTCGTTATTTTTTGCAGTTTCGTCCAGCATCTTGCGAAGACGCTGGCGACCGAGTTCGTTACCGGTGGCGGATACAAGTCGCGCGTCTTTCACGTACACCCGATGCATGCGCCCATCCCACTTGAGGGTTTTGTCGCACTGTTTGAATCCACGCGACGCCAGCAGCACGGCAATCTGTTTCGTGCGCGGGTGGTCGTCGCCCATGTCGGAATGCAGCTGCCGGGTGAGTTCGGCCGAAGCAACGATCTCGCTACTGATGCCGTACGCGCCGTCTTGTAGGTAACCGTCGAGGAAGTCGCCGCCAGTCAGATCGTTCTCAGCGCGGATCATGCGAGCACGGCCGGTGGATTCAGGCGCACGCATGTTGTGGTGGACGCGCGCGTGCAGCGGGCATTCGAGGAAGTACTTACGGATGTCTGCGCCGTGCTCGCGGATCGCATCGCCGAGCCGATCGAAGTACGACTCAACCGGGCCGACCAGCGCTACGACGTCTTCAATGCAGGCAAACGGCGAGAAGATCACCCACCAGCGCCGGTCTGTGTCGTCGATCGGCAACGCGTCTTCGTAGTTGGTAAGTCCGACGTAGTTGGTGGTATTCAGGGCGTCGAACCCATCCTGGCCCTTGCGGTGCACCGAGATAGTCAGGTTGGTTATGTAAGGCTTGACGCTGTTCAGAACATCATGCCGGTTGTGGCCAGGCGCTTTCAGTTCTTCGATAACGCGCACCGCGCGGCCGACGGCCCAGCCCGAAAACTGGCTGCGCAACTCGTTGTTGCCCACGTCGCCCACGTTCTCGTTGCCCATCACCGCGGCCATCAACTGGCGGAACAGGATCGTTTTGCCGTCGCCCGGCACACCCTTCACGAGCAGCGCAACGCCGATCAGCTTGCCGGGGCTGCGCACGTTCAGCGCGATCCAAGTCTCGACCATGCGCGCGGTTTCGTCGTCGCCTGTGATCAGGCGGATATGCGAGCGCACGAGATCGACCGCAGCGCGGCCGGCGCCCGTATATTCTGCTGCGGCCACTGGTGTACTCGATTCACGATACGCGTTCAGATACCGCATGCCGCTGAATTCGAACGTGGCCGTCTGGCCCGCGGCGTACACAAGGTCGGCTGCGATCGGGAAACCCGGACCGTTTTTCACTGTCTCGAACGCTGCGGCCTTGCCGCCGTTTTTGCCTGTCGGCATCATGCGGGCAAATCGGGTATTGAACCCGGTGATGCTTAGCGTGCCGGGCTCGCCGACTTTCGCGAGGCGGTCGCGAGCGGTGAGGAAGTGCCAGCCATCGAGCCACGTGCTTTCCTTCGCCTCGCTAGTGTCGACGACTTCGAAGTCGTCTTCGACGGGCTCCTGCCACTTATGCAACTCGCGAGCCAGATGCAAAATCGAACGCCCCGTGACCGGGGGCGCGTCGCTGCGGCCTGCGTAGTTCCAGTCACGCTCGACCTTGTCTGCGTCGTACTTACTTGAGCGCGCTGAGAATTCATGCGCCAGCGCGAGGCCTTCGTCAGAGCCGCCCGTCTCGAAGTTGAGCGCAAACAGCACCGTGCGCCATCCGTCATAATCAAGTTCGTCGTCACCGGTGTTGAGAATCGCATCGAGCGCCGAGCGCATCGTTGGAGTAATGCCGGTCGGTGCACCCACTGTCTCAACTTCTCGAACCGGACGCGATACGAGCGGCACGTCGTTGGATACCGGCCAGTCCATATCGACGACGAACTCTTTCGGCATGTCCTCCAGTTCGAACGGGTCGAGCGGCACGGACGCACCCGCCAGCGGCAGCACAAACATGTTGCCGTACCCGTCGGCCGGAACCACATCCTGTTTCGGGAACGCTTCTATTTCGCCGGCTGCGACGCCTGCGGTCCCATCCTTGAATCCGGAATGGGCGAGCACATGGCGTAGACGGTGTCGCACGCTGTAGGCGTCTTGCGGTGTGTTCCACAGCAGATATATGTGCAACCCGGCGCCGCCCGACGAGCGAAACGGGATCGGGCGTAGCCCGTACGATTCAAGATCCGCCATGATATTGAGCGCCGCGGCTTGCATGTCGGGCCACGGCGTTTCGCCCTTGTGCGAATCCAGATCGAGCAGCGCGATACGTGTCGTCGTCTCGCCGGGCAGCATCGGATACACACCGTACGCCGGGCCAGCGTCAACGTGCTTGAGAAGTTTCGCCGCGGTCAACGCCTGATTGATGCGGGCAGGTGCGGCGCCTGGCTTCTTTACGCAGCACGTATCTGTGCGCACGCGCCCGACGATAGGCGCCAGCGCGTCGACCAACTCTTGATTGCTCATGCACGCGCCCCTGATTCACCGAATTCGAAACGCGCGCCGCGCGCTGCGGCGATAGCCTCACACGTCAAAGTGAAATTGGCGCGGCGATCGTCTGGATAGCCACGCCACGCCCACACCTGAAAATCGATGTGCCTGTTGGCCGCGTCAAGACCGTCGATACGATGGGGGATCTTTGGAAAGGTGCGCACAATGCCGTGCTCGCCAGGTGTACCGTACAGAACGGCGCCCATGCATTGCAGTCCGCGGCACACGCTCGCGAGCTTTCTGATTTCGGGCGGCGAAGGCGCGGCGCCTTTAATCTCGATCAGATGTGTTGCAGTATCGTTGTCAACGATGGACGTTATACGGAAGTCGGGCAGGTAACACACGCCGCCGCCTAACTCAAAGCCTTCGGGCTCGTATTCCCACGTCACACCGAGCACATCGAAGAACACCGCCCAACGCGCTTCCAGACGGCTACGAAAACGGTAGCCTTTGTACCTGGTCTCGATCGCTTTCATGGGAAAAGATCCCCTTTCCTTAAGACGAATAACCACACGCCGCGTAGGGGAATTCCCTAGCAGCTTTGTGTTTCAGCTAATGTTCGGTCCGTGTTAGGCTTGCCCTTACACAGATACGGGTAAGCCGTCAGTCGGATTTGGATACCGCTCGGGTGCCAGCATGTGGGGCGTGTACTCCCAGTTGGTCAGCTCGGCGAGCGCGAGCACGCGGTCTGGCGGAAGACGGTCCTTTTCAATCCATTCGTATACGGAGATCCGCGAGATGCCCAGCGACCGCGCCACTGCCCCCGCTTTCCCCGCCTTATCTACTGCTTGCTTGATGATGGACACCGGCAACTCCCTACAAATGTTAGGCGTTTCCGGACATTCTAGTCAGGGCTCGCCGTACAGTCAACATATTGTATGGGGGATGGATCAATGAGCCTGGGCGACCGGATCCGCGAGAAGCGGAAAGCAAAAGGGCTCACGCTCCAGCAGCTCGGCGACGTGTTCGGCATCTCGCGGTCTTCGGTGTCGGATTGGGAGCGCGGCGCAACGCGCCCGGACCAGAACAAACTTGTCAGGCTGGCCGAAGCTCTAGACACTTCTATGGAATACCTGCTTCAAAATAGTGACCTGAAAGCCCCTGTAATCGTTAAATCGGAAATAGGTACCGCGCATACAGTAATAGACCGCAACGTTACCGGTGCTGACCAGCCAGCCGGAAAGTTGCCGGTTATATCCTGGGCGCAGGCTGGGGAATGGGGTGATAAATTGAATGCAAAGGATCTTGGAGACT